GATTGCGCGACTTGCAACAAAAAAGTTTTTCTTTTTTTCCGTTGCGATTTGCGGCGGCTGTCTTTATAGTTGAGGTCATGGATTATAGATCGTTTCTGGATGGAAAACACGTCGAACCGCAACCATCCGGAATTTCCGGAGAGTTCGACTTGAACAGCAAGCTATTTGGCTTCCAGCGGCATAGTGTCACTCGGGCGCTGAACGCAGGCAAGTTCGCACTATTCACGGAGTGCGGCAGCGGCAAGACGGCCATGCAATCGGAATGGGGGCAGCAGGTTTGCCAGCATACGGAAGGCGATGCGCTGATATTGGCACCGCTGGCCGTGACGGCTCAAACCGTAGCCGAGGGCGCGAAGTTTGGCATCGAGATCACGCCATGCCGAAGTCAGAAAGACGTGCGGCGCGGCGTTAATGTCACTAATTACGACATGCTAAAGCATTTCGACGCTCGTCACTTCGACGCTATCGTTTTGGACGAGTCCAGCATTTTGAAGAATTTCACGGGGGCGACCCGGCGACTTCTCCAAGACTCGTTTTCCAACACGCCATACAAGCTCTGTTGCTCGGCTACCCCGTCTCCCAATGACCACATGGAGCTTGGCAACCACTCCGAGTTCCTGGACATCATGAGCGGCGGTCAGATGCTCATGCGGTGGTTCCTCAACGACACGATGAAGGCCGGCGGCTACCGGCTGAAAGGACACGCTGAGGCGGACTACTGGCGGTGGGTGGCGTCGTGGTCGGTATGCATGGAAAAGCCGTCAGACCTTGGCTTTTCTGATGACGGGTGGGTTATGCCAGCGCTCAACATTCATGAGGAAATTGTCGCCGTAGATCAGTCCATCAACGCCAACGGGCAACTCTTCCGAGTGGCGGATGTTTCGGCAACTGGCCTACATCGGGAGATGCGACTGACGGCACCTGACCGGGCCGCGCGCGTTGCTGAGATCATCGGCGACTCGAAAGAGCCGTGGTGTATCTGGTGCAACACCAACTACGAGGCCGACGAACTGATGCGCGTGATCGACGGAGCCATCGAAGTACGCGGCGATGAGCGCACAGAGGCGAAGGAAGAAAAGCTACTTGGGTTCACGAACGGCGCGTTCCAGCGCATCGTCACGAAGCCGTCAATCGCTGGTTTCGGCATGAACTGGCAGCACTGCAATAAACACATCTTTTGCGGGCTATCCTACTCATACGAACAGTTCTATCAGGCGGTTCGCCGGTCGTGGCGCTTTGGTCAAAATCGCCCGGTTGACGCCTACATGGTCATCGCGGAAACCGAGGGGCCTGTGCTGAAGACGATCCGCGAAAAGCAGAAAAAGCACGAAGAAATGAAAGCGGCCATGGTTCATGCAATGGCGGCAATTCAAAACGGTACCGGGCGGCGCCAGCTTGCATCGGCCGTCGGCACAAAGCAAATGAATCTTCCGAGGTGGATCTAATGAACGTGATTTTAGACGAGCGGCACGGCCGCAACTGGGCGCTCTACAACGGCGACTGCTGCGAAGTCATCAAGGGTATACCCGACGAGTCGGTAGACCTGACGGTGTTTTCGCCGCCGTTTTCCAGCCTGTACATGTACTCTGACTCCGAGGCCGATATGGGCAACTGCGCGAGCGACGAGGAGTTCTTTGCGCACTTCGGATTCCTCGCGCCGGAACTGCTTCGCGTGACGACGACGGGCCGGTTGTGTGTGATGCACGTCAAAGACCTGCCGACGTACCGGAACAGCGACGGGGCGAGCGGATTGCGGGACTTTCCAGGCCAGTGCATCGCCGCTATGGAGCGCGCCGGGTGGACGTTCCATAGCCGGGTTACGGTGTGGAAGTGCCCGGTGACGGAGCGGGAACGGACCAATAACAACGGGCTCCTCCATAAAACCGTGATGCGTGATTCTTCGCAGATCCGGCAGGGAATGGCTGACTACGTGCTGGCGTTCCGCAAGACGCCGCCAGGTGACAATCTCAGCACGAAGCCGATCGAGCGGCCGAATGGGTTCGAGCGGTACATTGGCGACGCCGCGCAAGATCCGCGCGAAACCGACCAGCACCCTTCGAAATACGCCCGCAAAGGCCGCGACGGGCGGACAAGCGTGGAGATTTGGCGGCGGTACGCGGAGCCGGTGTGGTGGGACATCGACCAGACGGACGTGCTGAACTTCCGCATCGCCCGCGACGAAAAGGACGAGAAGCATATCTGCCCGCTGCAGCTCGGGTTGATTCGCCGGTGCCTGGAACTGTGGTCCTCGCCCGGAGATGTCGTATTGTCTCCGTTTGCTGGCGTTGGCTCTGAGGGATTCGTCGCGCTGGACGAGGGCCGCAAGTTTATCGGTATCGAACTGAAGCCTGGTTACTTTTCGACGGCTGTAAAGCATCTGGAGAGCGCAGAAGCATATGCTGGTGCGCAGCAAGGGCTATTCGATGCCGTCGATTGAACACGCCATAAGCCAGCAAAGGTCATGCGCTGGCCGTTGGTGGATTGATGACGAGCATGCTGGCGCGTGGGCTGGTCTTTGCGATTGGCTGATGGAAGAATGTTTGATGGAACAGGAGAGGCGCATGAGCATACTTTGGAAGAAGGAAAGCGAGTTCCGCTACCGGCTGGACGCGATATGGACGGCTGACAAGGATTGGGCCACGGGGCGCTGGTACGCTACGCGCGACGGCAAAGCGTGCTTGGCTGACTTCCCGGACCCATCTGGGGCTATGCGGGAGGCAGAGCTACTGCGCAAAGAGGACAAGCCATACGCCGAAATTGAGCGCCTAAAGCGGGATCAACCCGCAGTATCAACCAACCCCGGAGACGGGCAATAAGGAGCACCATGAAACACATCATCACCGCCGCTATTTTCGCGGTCGCACTGACCGCGCAGGAGCCGGACTGGGGACGCATTATCGACCAGTCGCAAAACTTGCACCACCCGCACCACTACCACCACGACGACTGCCCGACCTCTTCAGTCCCGGAACCAGGAGCCTACATGCTCGTCGGCTTGGGGCTGGTCGGTGTGGCGTTGTACAAGCGCCGTAAATAGTGCTGGAAAAGCCAGTGTGAAATTGAGATAATCAGAGAAGCGGAAGTCATGAGCCGCGCTGTCATTGGAACCCTTTGTGCGGGGCCTCGGAAACGGGGCCTCATACTTGACCCACTGGCAGAAATCGTACAAAGGACAATCTAATGAACAACGACCCCTCAAAAGAGAGGCCAATTCTCTTTTCAGCTCCCATGGTGCGAGCGATTTTAGATGGCAATAAGACGCAGACGCGCAGGCTGGTAAAACCGCAGCCACCTAATCGAGAATGCTGCGGAGGCTTATCTGTTGTGCTTCGAGATATTCCTGAAACGAATTCTTGGTATGCCGCCTACGTGGCAGCGGAAAACCATTTTGGTACAGAGTATCGTCCCGTACCGCAACTATCGATCGATCGATGGATCTGCCACTACGGCAAGCCAGGAGATCGGCTGTGGGTACGCGAGGCCATCGAGCTAAAACACCTTGGCGAGAACACATTCCCATCTCCCGTTTACCAAGCCGATGGATCGCACGTAATGGATGGCGAAAATCGCGCGAGTAATCACGAGTTCATGGGAAGGAGGGTGCACCCGTCCATCCACATGCCCCGCTGGGCCAGCCGGATCACGCTGGAGATCACCGGTGTCCGCGTCGAGCGGCTGCAAAGCATCAGCGAAGAGGATGCACGCGCAGAGGGAATAACGGACGGCGGGTGTCTGACTTGCGGTAATCCAGAACCGTGTGGATGTGAAAACGCGAAGCCAGACGCGCGAGATGCTTTTATCCACCTATGGCACAGCATTCACGCATGGGATGGGCCTAATGGCTGGATTTCAAATCCATGGGTTTGGGTAGTGGGGTTTAAGCGGGTGACGCCATGAGCTGGTTCAGGCTGTACGTCGAAACGATGGACGATCCGAAGGTCATGCAGCTTGACCCGAAGGTATTTCGGGCATGGGTGATTTGCTTGTGCCTTGCTAAAGAAGGAAACGCTGGCTACGGCGTTATTCCGCCAGCGTCGGTCGTCGCATTCAAGCTCCACGTGAGCGAATCGGCGGCGGCAAAGTACATTGCGGAACTGGTGGAGAAACAACTGATCGACGTTACAGGAAACGTTTCAACCCCACACAATTGGAACGGTCGTCAGTATCAGAGCGACGTTTCAACAACGCGCGTGCAACGTTTCAGAAACAAGCAAACTGGCGTTTCACGAAACAGCGATGAAACGTTTCAGAAACGCCTCCAGAGTACAGAGTACAGAGTACAGAGTACAGAACCCCTAAATCCCCTGCCAACTTTTGACCTCGAAGCCGCATTCGAGAAGCTTTGGGAAGCTTACCCGGCAAAGGGCAGGACACGAAAGCCGATGAGCCAGCAGTACTACACCATGGCGGTTGCCGTCGCGCCGGAAGATCAACAGGCCGCGATCCACGCCAAGATCATTGCGCCAGTGCTACCGGGCGGAAAGTGGGCAAAAAGCGCTAACTGGGCAAAAGGGTACGTGCAAGGGCTGGCGGTGTACCTAAATCAGCAACAATGGATGGAGTCGCCGGAACCGGCTGGCGCGGAAAGCACACCCGGCAACTACGACCACCTCCCGCTGGGCTTCACGGCTGCGGAGAAGGCGAAGATAGAGCGCGTGGCGCGGGAACGTGCGGAGGACGGGCTGGTATGAGGGCCGAATCTGAGTACATCGAGAAATTGAAGGCCCAGCCATGTACGTGTGAGCGGTGCTGCATGTGCAACGGGACAGGGTTACTTAGAGCCCCAACGGGCGGATACCCTGAATGGGATTTAGAGTCGTGCGATGAGTGCAGGGGTACCGGGATAACTGACGATTGCGCACGGTGCATGGATTTGTACGAGGCACAGCACGAAGAGGATTGGGCATGAACCCGCTCGAATCGCAGTTCAATAACGGGCTTCCCGTCGCAGTGGACACAGAGCGCATGGTGCTTGGGTCCATGCTGCTGTACCCGACCGAGCAAGCGCCAATCGCCATCGATTTGCTGACGGTCGAGGACTTCACCACCAGCGACCACCAGAAGGCGTTTCGGCGGCTGTCGGTAATGGTGGCCGAAGGGCAGAAAATCGACTTTGTGACGTTCGGCGAAGCGCTGATGCACCTGGACGGGTTCCCCAAGGACATGCTGGTGGAGTTCCTACGCGGAACCACTCGCGGATTGCCGAAGATTATCAGCCTAGACGCCTACTGCGACATCCTGCGGTCGAGGACACAACTCAGAAGCGCGATTCTTGCCCTGAATGCGGGCATTGTAGCTCTCACAGCACAGGGGGCAGACCGTCAGACCGTTCTGGACGTCCAGAGCGCCGTAGCGGCTTTGGGCGATACCGACGAACGCGCATCCGGGTTCGAGATGATCGGCGACATTATCCAAAATCAGGGCGGCGGCGGGCTGCTGGCGTTCCTACAGACTCCGCAGGAGGAGATGGGTATACCGTGGCCTCTACCGACACTGACGAGCGCCACGGGCGGCTTCAAGCCGGGGAACACGACGGTAATCGGCGCTGAGACCGGCGGCGGGAAAACCACGATGGCGACGATGTGCGCATTACACGCGGCCAGCTTGGGGTATGGCGTGGCGATCCTATCGGCCGAAATGACGAAGGCTGAAGTGGCGAAGAAGATCGTGGCGCAATACGGGCAAGTCTGCCTTGCTGATTGGCTACAGCAAACACAGGAGCGGCGGGAGCGGGACAAGACGAAGGCGGCGGCTAACGCGCTGATACCGTTTCCAATCGCCATTGACGAGCGGCCAGACGTAACGCCAGCGATGCTCGAAGCCGGGATAGTGCGCCTGAAGCGGAAGCACCGCGTCGATCTGGTTATCGTGGATTACATCCAGCTCATGGAAAGCGGGCAGCGCGAGGATGGCAACAGCCGAGAACGCCACATTGCGCACATCAGCCGAAGCATGAAAAAAATGTGTAAACGTCTGAATATCGCGGGGATCATTCTCACCCAACTCAACGACGATGGCAAGGTTCGGGAGTCGCGACAAATCAAGATGGACGCCTCAAACGTGGTCATCTTGTCCGACAAGGGAGGCGGGAATTTTGAGGCGAATTTGGAGAAGGCGAGATTCTCGGCCAAGCGCCGAATCCCGCTATTCTTCGACGGGGCAACAGGGCTATTTTTTGAAACGGAGAACCTATGAGCGATCAAAACTGGCGCAACGAATTAGACCGGATGGCCCTGCTACGGCAACGCCAGTGCAACGGGATGCCCAGCGCCGCCGAACTGCTGAAGCGGATGGCCGACGCGGGCGAACTGGAGTTCTTGGAAAAGACGCAGCCACCCGCCACACCGGCTACTCCCGCAAAGCGATAGTCTTTGCACGTTTTGCCGCTACGGCCTTTGCGGCAAGCTCTGCGCGGCGTTCCGGCGACATGCTGCCAAATCCCTTACGCGGGTGTCTGGCAGCGCCTACGCGGCTGGAGGACTGCGACAGGTCGAGCAGTTCCTTGACGGCGATCATAGCCTCACCAAGAGGCACGCAGATGTCAGCGTCGGGCGGCTGGTCGATCATGCGTCGGGCGTGTTCGTCGCGTTCTCGGATGGCGAGGCGCAGCAGGTAGTTCAGGGTTTGCTGGGTCATGCTGTGACATCCACGATTTCAGCTATGCCAACGCCAGTTAAGCCAACCGGGCTGTATTGGCAGGGTGTGCCGTGTTGCTCGAATCGCGCGGTCGCTTCCCACTCAACATCATGCCGATTCCCGGTCAAGATCACCAAGCACTCGTTAGTGTCTTCGTCGTAAACAAACGCAGTCAATTTGTCCATTCTCATCTCCTCTGCGGGCTATGCCGCCCGCTGGCGTTGGGGTTAATACTTGTACATTTGTCGCAATAGCGAAATATTGCCTAGCCACCATTCCGAACATCCTCGGTTGTAGCCGTTTGCAAACTGGACCTGAGTCCATGTCTGGCCGTGTTGCCGGTAGGAAAACGGGCGACCTTCGGCGGCGATTTTCATTTCCCGTGGCGTAGTGGGTTGTTGTGCGCTGTTCATGTATCCATAATAACCATAAGAGTTATGCATTGCAAGCGGAAAGTGCAGAGTCAGTTAACTGCGCGTCTGGATAGAGCGGCGCGCTGCGCAAGACAACATCGACAAGAACGGCTCCATCGTAGCCGACCCAAGGAGCGGCGCCGCGGTGCCGAATCCATTCTTGACCGTGCGAGACAAAGCATTCGCCCGCCTGGAATCGCTTCACAAGGCGGGCGTTAAGGCTTCAGTGCTGTGGTAGTTAGCAACGGTGGTTCCGCTGCAACGCCCGCGCGGCTGTCATAAGCCCGCAGGGGCAGCGTGGGTACCGCAGCGGCGGGCCTCCGTTCCGCCCTCCGGTCTTAGTCTTGCGGAGGGCTTGCAGCGCGACGGCGGCGGGGTTTTTCGGGGTGGTCATGCTGTCAACCCCTGATACACCGCCGCAAAGGTCGCGTTTGGCGAAGCCGGTAGCTGTCGATATCGCGGGTCTTCAGTGTCTGCCCAAACCTCGCGAATAAACTCGTAGGCGGCGGCAACGCCGGGGTAGTCGGCAGGTGCGAACGCGTCTCTGACGCTGGCGGCTGCTTCAACTGCGGCTGCGGCGGATATGTTTAGTTTGCGTTTCATCTCATCTCCTCTGCGGGCTTCACGCCGCCCGCTGGCGTTGGGGTGGGGGTTAGGCGGCGTGTTGCTGCTTGGCTACCGCCACCGTAAAAGAGCCGCAGCA